TCTTATCTACCACTACGAAGTCAAGTCGCTCCAGGAAGTCCTTGAGGACGCTGACCGACTGGCGGAAACGATTGAGAGTCTGATCCACTTCGACGCCTACATGGCCGACTCAGTGGTTCATTCGCTAGTGACCAGCGTCGAGTCCGGCTACCTGGAGCGGCGCAACAGTCTGTACCGAGCTTCGAGACTGACAGTCGAAGCAACGGTGCAAGCACAACTACCCAGCGAGTTCTGAGGAGGTGCAATAAAATGTCAGACGCAAAGAAGGTCAAGTACGTCCTCGAAGTCAAGGGACAGCCTGCAGGTGCTGGGGTGGAGATCCCAGGTCTTGGTGTGTTCGAGAACGGGACGCACGAGATCACCGATCAGCAGGCCGAGGACTATCGCGATCGCAATGCCGTTGCTACGGTCGAGACCGACGAGGACGGCGTGATCACAAGCACTGTCGACAGGGGCATGACGCTCTTGGAGGCATCGGAAGGCATGGTCGAAAACGTGAGCGTTTCCACGTACGAGAAGGCTTCACCCAAGGGAGGTGACAAGTAATGCCTGGCATTGGTGGTGGCGGCTTCATCGGAGTCGCACTCGAGGTCACACCCGGCACTTGGCTCACGCCAACCTGGTTCATTCCGATCTCCAACGAGAGTCTGAAGTACGTTCAGGACACTGTCTGGCGACGTCCGATTCGCCAGAACGTCGACGTACTCGGTGGTGTTGCAGGCAACGCACGTGTTGAAGGTGACATCCAGATGGAGGCCTTTGAGGACTTCGTATCGGTGTTCCTCTACGCAGCGCGCGCCGGCCGAGTCAAGTCCGGAACTGCGTCGCCTGGGTTTACGTACGTTCACACCGGCAACTCTCTCGCCATTCCGGCGAAGACGTTGTCGATCACTGTCGTTCGCAACGGCATCGTGTTCGGCTACGTCGGATGTGTTGTGTCCAGCTTCGGCTTCTCGATCCAGGATGGCCAGCTGATGTTCAACGTCAGCATCCTCGGTCAGAACGAGGCTGTGCAGGCGCTGCCGACCGCAACGTGGCTCACCGGCATCCAGGCCGCTCCATACGGTGCCGGTACCTACAACATCCAGATCCCGACGTCGACGCAGGTCTTCGACTGCGACAACTTCGAGTTCACTGTCGAGGACAACGGAGAGGCGCAGTACCGGCTGAAGAGCACAGGTCAGGGCGCACAGTTCGTCAACTACGGAGAGCGTTCCGTGTCGATGACGATCGACCGTGACTTCGAGAACCGAACGGACTATGACGCGTTCAAGGCGCTGACAGCCCAGACGATCACGCTCATCGCCAGCAAGGGTGCGAACAACAGCATCACCATCAATATGCCGGCAGCGATCAAGGACACCTACGAAGTGGGCCTCTCTGGCCAGGGTGACCTAATCCGTGCGAGCATCTCCTATCAGGGCACCTTCGATCCGACACTCACATCGGCGTACAAGGTGACCTGTCTGGCGCAGACCGACATCGTCTAGTACAAGGCACAACCAGTTCAGGCCACCCTGTGGTCTTTGCATCAGCAGGGGCCGCAGGGTGGCGCCACAACCAAAGGGAGAGGGAACCCAATGGTAATCGCAACAGCAAGTGCAGAAACCATCCATCACGATCTGAAGTCGCTACCAGGCGCCTGGGTCGAAGCACGCCGTCTGACGTACGGTGAGAAGATCGCTCGCCGCGCGATGGTTAGCGGCATGAAGATCAAGATGCAGGACAGGAAGAAGAAGAAGGACGACACTACCGAAGGCGAGATGAACCTCGTCAACGAAATGGCGACGTTGTTCGACTTCCAGAAGTGCATCATGGATCACAACCTCGAAGCCGAGATTACCGGCCCACAGGCCGTTACCGATGGTGAAATCCCACCGGAGACGCGCCTGCTCGATCTGACGCAGCCAGCGGACATCAAGAAGTTGGACCCCCGTGTCGGTGAGGAGATCGACACCTGGCTGTCGGAGCTGAACAACTTCGACGAGGACGACGAGGGGGAAGACTAGCCGCCGATATCACGAAGGCAATTGTCATACCTCCAGGCGATCCACGGGATGTTTGCGAGGAGGCATGGGATGCAATCGAGATGACGCGGATGTGTCAAAAACTCAATTGCCTTCCAGGATCAGGCGGCTTGTACGATCAGGATTCTAAACATGTGTGGCTAATGAAGCAAGTCTTCTTGGCCGACACGGAGCGAGACAAGTTGGATCAGCAGCGCGCAGAGGCGTTGCGCAAGCCCTAGAGGGGAGGCGACCAAGATGGGTCTCAGCGGCCGGGAACTGACGCTGATTCTACGCGCACGTGACGAGGCGTCGCGCACCCTTGGTCGCCTCTCTTCTAATATGTCCAAGCTTGACCGAGACGCTCAGCGTGTGTCTCAGCAGTCAGTTCGGCAGTCGCAAGCGAACCTCTTGCAGATGCAGCGTAACGTGCACGACATCGAAGAGGCATACCAGCGACAGACTCTCGCAGCTCGTGAGTCGTACTATACTGGCAAGATGACGGGTCGCCAGTATCAGCAGGCAATGCTAGCTGCACAGAAGACTCGTGTCAATGATATTGCTGACAACCGTATCCTCCGTCAGCAGCAGGAGGACTACATCAACGCGGAGCGCGAGCACTTGCGCCTGCTTGGTGAAGAGCGCGACATGCAGAGGCACCTAGCATCGACACGCTTGGCACAAGGTACTGCTGCTATGGCCTACGGTGCTGTTATCACCTACGTAGGTGTTCGTGGCGTCGAAGCGATGGCCTCAAACATTCAGGCAACGATGGAGTACGAGACTCAAGTAGCTCGTACTAAGACGCAGGTTGACAAGGCTGGTGCTTCGCTCAAGCAGATCAGTGATATCGGTAAGGAGATCGCTGACACTGTTCCAGTTGCCTTCGAGCAGATCCAACCTGCGCTGTATGACATCTTCTCCTCCATCGACACCAACGTTGAAGGCTCTCGAACGCTGCTGAAGCAGTTCGCCAAGGACACTGTCGGTGGTCAGACTGATATGCAGACTGCTACGCGTGCCAACTTGGCGATCATGAACGCCTATGGCATCTCTGTAGCTGATGCAGCTGATGTGTCAGACTTCATGTTCCGTCTTGTGCAGAAGGGCGTCGGTACGTACGACGAGTTCGCCAAGACTATTGGTCGTGCTATTCCCTCCGCAGCGAAGGCTGGTCAGTCGTACCAGACTCTCGGTGCGATGTTGGCTTTCATGACCCGAAATGGCGTCAGCGCAGCAATGGCAGCATCGTCGTCTGCTCGCGCACTCGATGCGATCTCCAAGACGAAGGTCGGAGAGCGCTTGCACGATATGGGTATCGAGGTCAAGAACACTGCTGGCGAATTCCGTAAGCTGCCAGATATCCTCGATGACATGAATGACATCTTCGGGAAGATGACAACTCCTGAGCGTGCGAAGGCGCTGGAGAAGTTGTTCCTCGGTGCAGGTGGTACGATTCAGGCACGTCGCTTCTTCGACATGTACTTCAAGAACTCGAAGGAGTTCAACCAGCGCACCAAGGAGATGTCCGGCATTGCTGGTGAGGCAGAGAAGGCCTTCAACGAGATGGCCGAGTCGCCTCAAGCGAAGCTCCAGGAACTGAAGAACAACTGGATGCTATTGCGGATCGAGATGGGCGAGCACCTTCTCCCAGCTGCTCTCAAGGTTGTTGGTGGCTTCAACAAGATTCTCGATGCATACCGAGGCCTCGACGATAATACCAAGAAGGCCATTACGTACTTCCTTACCTTCAGTGCGATCCTTCTGACGCTTGTCGGTATCCTTACTGTCATCGGTGGTGCAGTCTGGGCCTTTACAGGTGCCGTAGGCATGCTTGGCATGACAGCAGGTACAGCTATAGCAAAGCTTGCAGGATTCAGTGTGGGCCTGATCTTGATCGCTGATGGTCTTCGTCGCATGAGTTCTGCTGCGACTGATGGTGAGAGGGACATCGCCGGTTTCGAGATCATCGCTGGAGGCGCTTTGATGGGCTTCATGGCTGGTGGTCCGATCGGTCTTGCTGTCGGTGCAGGCATTGGAGCTGTTGCTGCATTGACTGCAGAGATTATAACCAACAAGGAAGCGGCAGCTAAGAGCATCGGTACGTGGGAGGACTACGCAGCCACGCTCGATCAGACGACCGCAGCTATGACGAAGCAGACGCGTGCATTCATCTACGACAACCTGCAGAAGTCGGGTATGCTCAAGGACATCGGACTGCTAGGTATCGGTCAGACTCAACTTGTCAACTCGTTGATGGGTGAAGAGAAGGCCGTCAAGAATGTGGGCGATGCATTCTCTGACGCGAAGTCGTTCGTCAAGGACTTCTACGAGAACAATGCAGGCTATGCTGCAGGTGGTATGGCTCGCATTAATGCTCTCAACGATAACCATATCGGCCAGATCGAAGACTTGATCGAGGCGTACGAGCTTGAAGGTGGAGCGATTCGAAAGTCGGTCGACCAGGTACGTGAGAAGTCGGCAGTGGTTAACGAGTTGCCTAAGGACGTCATTACCAAGTTCTCTAACGTCGGTGTGCCTGAGAACATCAAGCAGCTAAAGGCATTCGTACATCAAATGGGCTTGACACCGAAGCAGATCAAGACCATCGCCAAGATCGAGCGCATCGATCTTAGTAAGAAGCAACTTGCGGACCTCACCGAGGCGTCCAAGAAGGCGAAGGAAAGTCTCGACAAGGTAGGCAAGGCGAAGCCGAAGCCAGACACCTCATTCCTCGCTACGCTCGGTCAGGCGATCAAGAAGGGTATGCGAGAGGGCAGCAAGCAGCTGGACGACTTCTCAAAGGAAGTGCGAGACAAGACCCGCAGGGCGAAGCCGGACCTTGATCCCTTCAGGAAGGGCCTTCAGACACAGCTGGGTGGCATCAAGATCGAAGCCAATAGGGGTAGTACCGAAGTAGGTGCTGCAACCAAGAACGGCTTCGGTGGTGGCTTCGGCGGTGCGATCCTAGCGTGGTCTGCTCAGGTGCGTGCTGCAGTTCGAGCTGCTATCAATGCTGGCAAGGCTGAGGCGAAGGCACACTCGCCATCACGTGAGACGTACGATCTCGGTGTGGACTTGATCGATGGTCTAGTGCTGGCCTTCAAGCAGAAGGGCGACAAGCCTGCGCACGAAGCCGGCAAGATGATGAAGAAGATCTTGGCGCAGATTCAAAAGGATCTTATCAGTCAGCTCGGTACCGAAGGCTTCAGCCCCAAGATGTCGCAGGTCCTTGACATCGCTCGAAGCATGCTAGAGAAGTCCTTGCCTAAGAGTCTTAAGGGCGAGAAGCGCCAGAAGAAGATCAAGACCGTCCTCGGTGCATTGAATGACACCTTGAAGGACGACATCAATAAGCTGGAGCGCATCAACAAACGGCTTCGACAGGTTAAGAAGGACCTTGAGACACAGATTAACGAGGTCAATCGCCTAACGGATATCAAGAACGCGTTCTCTCAAAGCATCAAGGACTTTGGCAGCTTCAGTTCGTTCAGTCTTGAGAATCCGACCGCTGCGACGATCACTGCTGAGATGCAGAAGCGTGTACAGCAGATTGCACAGTTTGGCAAGGACCTACAGACTCTCAAGGCCATGGGCTTCAGCCAGCAGGTCATCGACATGATCTTGGCGATGCCGATTCAGGATGCGATCGCGTATGCAGCTGCGCTTGTTAAGGCAACGCCAGAGCAGTTGGGTACGATTAACGCTGGTGCTCAGGCAATCAGTGGTGTAGGTGGCCTTGCGGAGACGATCTCCGCTGCCATGTACCAGGCTGGCATTGATGCTGCGCAGGCACTCGTTGACGGGCTCAAGGAGAAGGAAGAGGACCTCGACAAGATCGCCAAGCGGCTTGGTCACAAGATCGCACAAGCTATCAAGGATGCGCTCGGGATGAAGTCCCCGTCGAAGGTCGCGCTAGGTATTGCGCACAACTTCGGAGACACGCTCGGTCGCGGCTTGCAGGATCGCGAGAAGAACCTTGAGTACATGTCCCGAAGGCTTGCAGTTGCCATGCAGCCTGACCCTTCTACAACCTACACATCACGTCCTGTGGTTAGTGCATATCCTGGAAGCACATCAACAGTGCACAAGACCGAACAGAACCTCGGCCCGTTCTTCGTGCAGGAGCAGGAACCTCGAGCCTTCGCGCAGAAGCTTGGTTGGGAACTCATGAATAGGACGGGTCTCTAATGCCTACGCGCTTCTACTTCTCTGGTACAGACTACTCTGGGATTCAGCCTGCACTTAATGCTGCTTGGGATCAAGACACTGTGTCTACTATCCCCGTACGTGGTGTACTCAAGTCAGACCCAGAAGCAAAGGCTAGCACCAGCCTAGGTACTGCGTGGATAGCAAATGCCAAGTCATCTGCTACTCAGCCATGGGATATGCCTATTGGGCAGTTCATCTCTGTACCGCTACCTGCAGCTGTTGCGCTTTCGGGTACTGCGACACTAGTCGTGGTATGCGAAGAAGATGTAATTGCCGATGACATGATGTTGCAGTGTGTCATTCGCGTTGTTGATACGCCAGGCACTACTGTTCGTGGTGTTGCCTATGCAGGACAAACCAACACGACCGTTGTAACGACACAGAATGCCTTGAACCAGGAGCTACTCGCCTCTACTACTAATGGCGAGACTCGTGTCATGCTTGCCATTCCTATGACACTTGTGAACTGCTTGGCAGGCGACAGGATTGTAGTCGAGGTGGGTGTGCGATCACTTCGTGCCGCTGCTGCAGGATTCTTCGTCATGCATCTACATGACTCGGATGAGCTAAACTCTGCATATGACCTAGCTGAGACGGCCGGGACTCCGTTCACTACAACACAAGCTCAGCGCCTTCGTCCCTGGATTGAGTTCTCCGCCGACTTGTTCCCTACAGTTGGTACGGAGGAGTTCAAGTTCGAACCTGATGGTATTCTCTTGAACTCGTCTCCAACGCTTCCGTTCGTCGACATTACTAATATCGACGGACTAGATGCTGCTGGTCTTAGGATGCAGTCACACGATCGTGAAGGTGTTCATGGAGGCTACGTTTCATCGGAGTTCGAAACTTTCCGGACTGTGACAGTCGAAGGTAATATCTATGCGAGCCCCAGTTCGCTGGAGGCGTATCTCGACCTACTCAAGGCAAACTATGCACCCACTCGGCGCGATCGCAGGTTCTTCTTCGGCACAGATAGTGGACAACGTTTCGTGTGGGGCAAGTCACAAGGAATTCGCTACGCGAAGAACTCGCAGCGTCGTCTTGGCATCGTGCCCTTCCAAGTGCAGATTGCTTGTGCCGATCCTCGAATGTATGGAGCAGATCAGACGCTGTCGGTTACGTCAGTAGCTCTAAACGGCGCATTCTCTGCTTTCACGGGTGCAGTTGGTAATCGGGACGCTCTCTCAACTCTGCGCATTTTGGGTCCTACAGGTGCAGGGCTTACTGTAACCATTCGCAACAAGAATGGTTACTTCATAGCCTCATATGCGCCTGCACTAGTTGCAGGCGACGTGTTGATGATCGACTTCGACAAGCGTACAGTGACCAAGAACTTCCTCACCAACGCACGTTCCGATCTAACTGTAACAGGCCCCTGGGTGTCACCGGTTGAGCAGAGCACTTACTACCGCTTCGCTCACGCATCCACTGCGTACACAGCGATCCTTTCCTGGCGACCCGCATGGCGGTGATCTATGGTTGACATGCGCTACTACACAGCCGATCTGCTAACCAATGCGATCATTGCAGAGCTTCCGCTCTACGGTGTCTACATGGACAAGATCCTCAACGGTGCAGGCAACTTCACTGGTACGTTCGTACTCGACTCCGGCGTTGAGCTAGACGACATCCTGCTCGCAGGTTCCATTCCTGGACAGCAGGCTCTATTCGTCGAACGCAATGACGTGTGTATTTGGGCTGGACCGGTGTGGTCTCGTACCTATCAGTCTACTAGTCGGACTGCACAACTGACTGCTCAGACATTTGAGTCTGTCTTCGAGCATATTGTCATGACTACGGATCAGATCTATGCTGCCGTCGAGCAAGTGACAATCCTGTCGACATGGCTCTCGGCGATGATGGCTCAGACCAACAACAACTTTGGTATCACAGGCAGCTTCCCAGGTGCTACAGGTATTACGAGGACGCTATCCTATTTGGCAGCCGAGTACAAGCACGCCAATGAACTGCTGCAAGCGATCGCTACTGCGAACGATGGCCTCGACTACACGATCAATGTTGCTAGTCCTACGTCGAAGACTATGGTTGTCAAGAAGCAAGGCACTGCAGGTTCAAGTGGTGCTGTTTATGACTACCCTGGACAGATAGCTAACTACTGGCACTCTGAGAGTGGTGCTAAGGGTGCTGTACGTGCTGCTGCGATTGGAGCTGGCGTCTCAGGCAATGCAACTATTGGTAGTCCTTCCCTCAAGCCTTACTTCTGGCAAGTAGGTCAGTATAGTGACATCGCAGATCAGAATGCCATCAACGCTAAGGCGTCAGAGCTTCTGCAGATGCCATTTGTCTCTCCGACCTTTGAGTTGGCGACCGGTGACGACTTTGACGGATGGGATAAGCTTGGTCAGACCTTTGTTACAAACATTGACGACGCTCGTTTCCCTACAGGCAAGACTATTACGTCCCGTTTGATGGGATGGGCGCTGACACCAGAGCAGTCCGAGGCAGAAGAGAATCTCAAGTTCGTACTGGAGACTGACGTATGACCGAGATGCAACTTCCACCTTTCCAAACGCCTCCGTCGATTGGTCAGTCTGATCTGGAGCGCATCGTTCGCGACCTGAATCGTCGATTGGACTTGGCACTAGCTGATACGAACTGGATCAATATGGTTCTTATCAACTCGTGGGTCGCCTTTGACGG